AACCGATCCTACGAAGTCACATTCGAACTCTGTGCGGAACTGTTCCTCTGAAGTATTAGAGATAGTCTCCTGCTTCCACTTCTCATCCCTGCCAGGAACGTCCGACCAATGGACATCGATTGGAATGTATGAGTTCCTTCCATTCGATGCATCCGTCCACAACTTGTAGTACAGATTCATTCCGTGTGGGGTCGAGACTATGAATACCTTCGTTTCCTGACCCGACGAGATTGTCGGATACACGGACGAGAAGAACTCCTCTGCCACATTCTGTGGAACATAGGCAAACTCGTCAAGGAAGATCATGTTGAAAGATCCACCACGGACTGCGCTTGACGAGGTTGCAGATGCGAGAACCTTTGAGCCGTTCTCAAGTTGAATCGACCCCTTGTTCCATTCAAGCACACCCTGCTGCAACCACTTGGGCAGATACTCGTATGCCAACTTGAGGCGCGACAATAGTTCCCTAGCCGTGCTGAGTTTGTTGGCTAGTATGGCTACATTCACGCTCTGATTGAACAGGATGTAATGCAGCATGTATGCCGTGACCGTGGTGGACTTTCCACTCTGACGGGGCAACTTCGCAATGACGAACCTGTTTGCATGAATGGTCCTGACCATCTCTTCCTGAAAGTCATAAAGTTCAAATGGAACAAGACCCTTGTCGAGGGAGACGATCTTCACATAGTTCTGTATGAAATAGATGGGATCTCTGGCGCAACGGGCATACTCCTCAAGTTGCTCCTTTGTCCAGTTGATCTTGACATCGGTTGCCTTGAGGTTGGGATTGCCAAGATAGTTCTTGGATGTCTTGTCTTCAGCCATTTTCAAGCATCTTCTTGGATTCGTCAATGATGGCAGTGGTGTCTGTCATTGCCTTGGCAAAACTTCGCTTCGGATTGATGAGTTCCTGTAGTTCCTTGGTTGAGCCAAGAAAGATGGCATTCGTCGTGTTGTTGACGGTCTTCTGCTCGTACTTGTCCTGCTTGATGGTCTTCATGCGCTGATGCAGTTCAACGAGATCCTTGTTCGTCTCTGCCACTGCCTTGATCATCTGCGCGACCACTTCATAGGCACGGGGAGAATCTCCCTCGCTTGCGACCTTGAGTACTCCATCGATGGCTTGAAAGCCAAGGTTAACGAGTTCCTTCAGGTTCTCTCTTGCCTTCTGAAAATCCTTGTCGGCATCATCCATGTCCACCTTTACTTCGATGGCATTTGGTTGTCTTGCAACAATCTGCTTAGGCTCGGGATCCATGTTCAGCATCTCCGAGAGGTTCTCATCCATCTTGCTCATTATGAAATCACCTTCCGATTTGTTTGTCGGTGCTTCTGTATTCAGTAAATGTAGTTATGTCATCGTTCTCAAAGTAGTCGAATGCTGCCTGTAGTTGCTGCTTCGTAAGTTCAAAGTATGCATCTCGGAGTATCGTGTATGCCGTGGTTATTCCAGCATTTGCCGTGGATCCCCAACGATCCCGAAGCGAGTCATTGGTGTAGAGAATTGAAGACTGCCGTATAGGCACCAGATTCCATTGGAATGGTCCAAAATTTCCGTATGGGATGTAGGAGTTTCCTCCTGTCGTTCCTGTGTTCGTTTCAAACACTCTAAGATCACTGAATCTTCCTGAGTTGAAGTTGGACATATACTCTGCAAGATCTATGCTTGCAGTTATTCCCAAGTCTGCCAGGTACGACCTAAACGACATCGAATCCTGCAACTTCTCAAGATCGAAGAAGTAAGTCTCAAGTCCACGAATGAACGATGTCGTTGGATCGGAGCCAGACACCCCTTTGTTGGTGACAACCTTGGTGTATTCCCCCGAACCACGGGCAATGTTTCCGTAGTAGAAGCCATTCAGCAGTTTCTCATGGGTATCGTCGTTCATGATGAAGCCATTTGCAGGAACATCACCAGTGAACAATGGAGCCATCAGGTATTCGACAAAATCAGCGGGTGAATATGGAACGCAACCACCGCGAGTCAGGTCATAGTCTTCATTTCTTCCTTGCAACACGGGAATGATCCTATGGTTGAATTTTCCAACTCCATCAAGAAGAAGTTTCCATGCTCGCATGGCAGCATTGATGCTGCTCCGCATTGAGTTCTTCAGGTTGCTTAGTCTCTCGGCAGATGTATTGCCGAAATCCCTGTGTATGGTTGAATCGCGGCGGGATGCATAGTTCCTTGCCGAATATGTTCCCTTCTGCTGCACGGGTATCATCGGATTGAACTTAGGCACAAAATGCATGAAGTAGTTGTTCTGATACCGATATCCTCCATACAGCAATGTCTCTGCATAGAGATCATAATAGTATGATTCGAGGAAGTTCAATGTGGTTCCATCGGGTCCGATGCCAGCATAGTTGTCTGAGAAATAAGTCAGTATGTTGGCGGGTATGAGATCTGAAGCAGAGTATGTAGACGATGCGGCATTTGCCGAACCTCCCATCATGAAGTACTCGGGATGAAAAGATGTGTCTGTAGTTGTGCCAAGACCCTTGGTATAGGATTGCCACCCCGTCATGCCTGTGCTGAATGTATATCCCGCTGGTGCTGGCTTGAAGGTCACTTGTGCTATGCGTGACACATAGAACTGCTGCCCAACGGGAATGAACGGACCTGTGGCATCGGCAGCATATCCTGGATTTGGAATCGACTTCTGCCAACCAAGCACTTCAGTGACATAAGGAACTCCCCAATGACCTGCCTGTTGCGAGTTCCTGACAAGATTGTACCTGGCAGGATACTTCTGTATTTCATCGAAGAACTTGTTGTTGAAGTCGTTTGCGAGTTGAAATCCAACCCTATTGATGGCAGATGTCGAGCCGTTGAACCGCCTGAGTTCCTCGGTCCATGCTGGATTTGCAGACAAGCCGACATAGGCATTGATCATGTCTGCTCTGGTGTCAAGGAATGCATCATCTGCATACTTGATGAACTGATAGTGGGGTTCAAACCTTGCCATGAATCCAGCAAAGGTCACTCCACGATCCTTGTATAGTGCTATGTTTCTGCGAAGAGACAGCGGAATGTCAGGAATGAAATATAGGGACTTGACTGCGGATGTCAATCCCGTGTTTGCGGAAAGACCATAGTACAGAGGGTTTCCCGCAGTTCCCGTTGGCAGACCGTTTGAGTTGCTTATTCCAAGCGTAGATGCATCGAACATCAACTGAAACGGAACGATGGTTCCACCGAAGTTCACCATCGTGTAGCAACCGCCAGATGCTCCCTTTTCGGTGACTCCTGTGAAGGATGCCACTGCATACGGATCATTTCCTGCGGTGATGCTGTAGAACACGGGGTACTGAGAAACAAACTGATACCTGTCGTACATCACCTTGAATGCACCATACATGTTCACGCCACCAGGAGAATATCCTATGGTGCCATGCTCGGAGTCGCTGAGTTCTCCCATATCATAGAATGCCTCCATCGACAGCCCGTACATGAAGGTCATGCCGCTTCTGAACAGGGAGTGTTCCTTTGCAAGATCTCCCTGAGTCATGCCAGCAGTGAACAGTGTCTTGTCATCAAGCGGAGCAAAGTATGGTATGACCCCGCGAGTGAAGTATGCCCTTGGCATCTTTCTCTTTTGCTCGACACCGATTGTAATCGTCTTGTAGAGACGATCCGTGTTCAAGTCAACGGATTCCACCGATGTCGTGGTGATACGGTAGTCCTGTAGGAAGTCATTGAGGTTGGTTTCCGCAGTACTCATGAATCTCCAGTCAACTCATTGAATGTAAGCCGTATCTCACGGATAAGACCACCCTGCTTGATGGGACCGAGGACATATGACTTGGCACTGAATGAAAGCGTGTGCGTTATCATTCTTCTTTCATCTGCAAGGCTTCCTTCGTACTCCTCGGAAGAAGACACGGAGTTCAGCACTATCGGCACATCTATCTTCTTGTACAACTCGTTGAAGTTCAAGGACACGGTGAAATCGGGGGTGAAGTATGGAAGAATCTGCTCTACGATCTGATATCCATCATCGATGTTGCGAGTCATCACATTCAGGTTGAACTCAACGGTATATGGAACCTCATTGTATGAGTATGAGAATGTCTTGTCCTTCTCATCCTTTGTGGTGTATATCTTGTTCAGGCTATTCAACTTCCTCGACGGATCATAGACCATTGATGTGATCTCAAATGCCATCCTCGGGACTATGCTCTCCACGCTTTTCCTGTCACCCGACTGATTGAGTTCCGCTATCTTCCTGTAGAACTTTTCCTTGGGGGCATAAGATATGGGAACCTTTATCTTCTTCTCTTCGGTTCCATCGGCATTCTTGCGCGACACATATATCTCATCGAACAGCGAGCCGAATGATACGACCAGTTTCCTTATGCTTCCATGATAGAAATGCTCGAACATCAGTAGTTGCCCTCGGAGAACGGATCCTTATCGCTGAAATCTATGATATCTAGGGCTGCTCTCTCAAGTTCGATCTCATCGGTATCGTCTGCATTCGTCTCAAGGTATGTCTTCTCGGTGTCTTCAATGGTGCTGTAGTATACGGATGCATCCGAACTCAAGCCGCGAAGGGGAACCAACGAAGAGGGTGTCCCGACTTCTCCACGAACCTCGACAATCCTGTCTCCCTGATTGAAGTTGACGATGACAGCCTTGTATGTGCTGCTTCCCAAGGTAAGCCCTTGGTAGATAGTCTCGCCTTCGAACAATGTTGCACCAGAGGAGAGCGTAAACTTCCTGATATTGGTGACGAGGTTGGTTTCGATCTGATCGACCTCGTTGATCTCCGTGTCGATCTTCTCGCCAGAGTAACGGAAGAGTTCGCACGATAGTTCGTATGCAAAGAACGAGTTTCTGGTGCCGACATACTTGATCTCATACAATCCGCCGTACTCGGGAAAGTATATGATGTCGCCTTCCTGTGGGATTACGGTTGTCCCGTATCTGGAAGCCTCCTCAGAGAATCTTTTCTTTGCAACCATCAGTGTCACGGAATCCTGCAAGTCGATGCCGAACTTGTTGATCAACTTGCTCTGAGTTTCGAAGAACTCGTAGTTGCTGACGAACATCTCAATCTGAAAACTCTTCTCAAACTTGGAGACAGGGTCTTCACCAAACAGGGCATCTAGGTTCTGAAACTTCCTGAAGATGTAGTGGACATCGAAACCGTATATCTTCACTTGCTCTGTTACGAGTTGCTCGAAGAGATCGGATTCGCGTGTTGAAACCTTGAAGTAGTTGTTTCGTGCCATCAGCCCACCATGAAGTCAACTGGTAGTTCGTACTTACTCTGTACGGTGTCTTCGATCTGTGATAGTTCCGTGGTGGCATCGCTGTACATCGTCGCAGCATCGAACCTTGCGCCACCAGGCAGGGGGATATTGGAGAACTTGCTGAGGTTTGCAGCCCACTGCCTCTTTATGAGTGCCGTGACGTATTTCTTCAGCAGGATATCATTGTATATCTCGGGATATGTCTCGGGGCTTAGAGCAACATATGCTTCCACAAGTATCTTGTCCCCAACATTAAATGTCTCAGACCAATCTGCCTGTATGCTGAGTTTGTTGGTCACTCGGCTGAACTGAATCTGCTTCTCGGGGCTGAGGAACTGCTGAAGAAGCGAAAGATACTGCTTTGTCGTATCGTAGTAGTTCAGGTTTGAGGTTCCCGTGAGGAATCCATTGAAGTAGTCATTCAACATCAACTGATACTGAACGCTGAACATTCCGCTCTGTGTTGCCTGATCAATGATGTGGATCTTCATGATGCTGACGATCTCACCACCGCTTGATCCGGCATTTATGTTGTTCGTATTGATGTACTTGTTGTTGATGTCTGTCTGAGTGATGATGTACGGGACATATACCTTCTCCACACCATCAAAATGATACTGAGAGAAGAACTGCAATGCATCATCGATGCGGTCCTCTACTTGAGCATCATCGACGTTGATTTCGATGACAGGAAAGCCAAGCCGACGAAGGGCATAGTCCTTGAGATCTTCGCGGGATGTTATTGCCATATCTACCTCCTTGCATTACGAAGATTCTCAAAATACCGTTCGTCGTTCAATCTCTGGCTCCTGCACATCCTGATTTCTGGCAACCTCATGAATATTTCCTCATGAAAGGGGCTTGGGATATCACAGGATCTAGTGTTCACCCCGTCCGAAACATAGTGCTTTCTACCATTGCAGAAATGCACTTTCCATTCTGCCTTGTCATATGGAATGACTGAGATCACATCGGAAAGATCAAACACCTCGTCATTCAACCTCACTGTTTTCTCAACACGAAGAAATACATTCATTCACTATTCCTCACTGAAAAATTCTGCTTCGGAAAGTTCTGGTGTTCCGCTTGCCTTGTTGATCTTAGCAAACTTGATTGCATTCTTTGTCAGTGCCGAGTTCATTGTTTCCTTGGCACTCTTTGAATAGTTCTTCAGGTTGTTCTGATACTCAAGTATATCAAGGCGAAGGTTTGAAATCTCTGTTGCAGTCAACCTACGTTCTATTCCCTTGGAGTCGGTGAAGTTATACACACTTGCCGATATTCCTTGAGATACAAGCAAGCCATTATCCATGATGTACTTCATGGTGTCTGCATTCGTAGGATCTATAAACAGAGAGTTGTGTGTGAGACTGACTCCATAGGCATTTCCGGATGATCCAAACAGACGCCTAAATGGATTCTGCCCTCGTTGAGGATTGTAGACATTTCCCGATGAACCTATGTTTCCAGAGATACCCTGTATCTCATACAGCAGTTCCATACCACGATCATACTGAAGATCGTTTCTATAGAAGATTCTGAAAACATTGATGTCGGGCGCATTGTCGTATATTGAGTTAAGCCCGAAGATGTAGTCATAACCATGACTGTAATATGCCGTAGTTCCTGGTGCAGCAGAGTTTACAAATGGGCTTACGATTGCTCCATATGACAGGCTGAAACCAGTTGGATCTGAATAAGCGGTTGCACCAGCCGTATATCCTATGGTATATCGAACAATGTCGCGAACTCCCATGCCAACAAGATTGGTTACGCTACCTGCGGTGAATCCAGCACTTTCCAAGGTGAGCGGAACTATGTTTGCAACGGTTCCGCTGATATAGTCGAGACTCTCACCATAGAAATTATTGCTTTCTGGTAGTCCATTGAAATTCAATATTGCTATGGTTTGCGAGGAT